TTGTGCCCACAGACGCAATGAAGCACATTCCTGCTCGTCCCTATCACATACGCAGTCATGTACCAGTTAGTCAATTCCAGTGTGACACATTCCCGCATCCTGATCCCTCATGGGCTGCTACTGGACAGAAATGTAGTGTACTATTCAAGAAGTATGTGGACAACACCATCACCTACGAGGTCATGGGACCAATTGCACAACGTGCAGTAGGCGAACGCATCAACAAGTTTGGGCAAAATGTGCCTGAGCGTTATGAGTGGGTTGATCCCCGCACAGGTGAACAAGTAATTGTTTTCCCCAGCGGTGAAGTAACTCCAGTGGGCACACGCCTAAAAAACTTCATGAGCAAAATGAAAATTGGCAACAAGACACAATGGGAAACTTGGATTGATCGTGACTTTGTCATTGGTGGATCAGCAGCCGCTGCACTTGACAATCCTTGGAATATCTAATGCCCAGTTTTGCGCCACGTAGAGCTGTGCTGACTAGGCCTGTGGTCTCGCAGGCACCTGATCCCAATGCACACTTAACAGGCCTGGCTGCAGACTTAGACAGCATGGTACAGGACACCAAGATCATGCAAAAGGTCAATCATGTGCACCGCGAGGCATTTGCAGAGAAGTATCCTGGACAAGTGGAACATTGTTTACGCTTGACCATGGAACGCTTGCAAGCAGGTCTTGACAAACGTGGCCTTGTGGACATTGCAAATCCTGACACTTGGGTCTTGGTTCCAGAAGAACTACGTGCCCTAACAGAAGCCGCTTACCTGTTGGATCAAATACGTAAGGGCTTGTAATGTTGGACTCCGCAGTGTTGATGCGCCGTGCCATACGTTATTGCTGTGAACAACACGCGATCATGCCCACACAGTTACGCAGCATGCCACCTGGAGTACGTGCCAGTCTTCAAGAATATGCCATTGCCATCGCAGATGACATGCGCTATCATCAACTCAAGTACTTTAGGCCATTCCCGCATCAGCTGCGATTCTTTGAGACTGGCACAGCTGATCGCAGGGGCATACTGGCTGCAAACCGTATTGGCAAAACTGTGAGCACATGTTATGAAACTGCCATGCACCTTACAGGCCTATATCCTGAGTGGTGGTGTGGCAAACGCTTTGACAAACCCATCACTGCCATGGTGGCTGGTGAAGGCTGGAGTCAAGTGGCGCTGGTATTACAAGCAGAATTATTAGGAACCAATGATGTTAAAATTAAAGATGCTATTGGCACTGGTGCTATACCCCGTGATTGTGTTGTTACAGACACTATGCGTGGTGATGGCGCTAATTGTATTGGGGTTGAGATACGCCACCGTAGCGGCAGTAACAGTTATCTTCTCTTTGCTAACTACACCCAAGAAGTTAGACAAATGCAAGGATTCAAACTCAACCTTGCGGTGTTTGATGAACAACCGCCTGATGACTTTTTTAGTGAAATTGTTACCCGCACTGCTACAACACAAGGTCAAGTGCTTTGCTCGTTCACGCCCTTAAAAGGCCTAAACGGCCTTGTAAGTAAGTTTTGGAATCACGAAGAAGGTTACACACACATACGAGTCAGTTGGGATGATGTACCAGAATATGATCCGTGGGGTGAACCATTTCTTCTCAACACTACGCGACAACAGCTTGAGCGTGATTATCTGCCTCATGAGCGCGACGCTCGTCGTAATGGTGTGCCTGTTATGGGCAAGGGAGCGGTATTCCAAATACGCAATTGGCCCACATACAAGACAGGTGATTATGACTTTCGTAATACTACTGGCATTCACAGGCTTATTGCTCTTGACCTTGGCTTGGTCAATGATAAAACAGTGTTGTCTCTAATCTATTGGATGCCACACGAACAAGAAGCATGGTTAGATCGTCAGATTGTGGTCAAAGGCACAGAAGAAGCCAACCCCATCAATTATGTGCAACACCTGATGCGTCCAGAAGTGTTTGGCACGCCCATTGTGTTGCCACCAGATGCAGGCACAGTGGGACGTTACACCATGAGCGCATTAAGTATACGCCAACTGTTTGAACAGTATGAATTAAACGTGTATCCAGAGCCTGTACACAATCCCCCTGATGATCAAGGACGCACCACAAACCATAAGAGCTTTGGCATCAACATGATGCGCCAAATGATGGAGTTGGGCACACTACACATCAATGAAAATTGTGTGGAGTTCATGCGTGAATGTCAAAACTATTACGTAGATGAAAAGGGACGCTTCAGTGATCCAGATGACTGCATTGACTCAGCACGTTATGCCTTGTTAGGATGCTTGAATGGTTGGGCAGAAACATGGGATGGACGCAGTCCAAGTCAACGTTTTAGAGATGCCAGCCACAACATACGTGCTCGCAGAGCACAACAGGCCAATGCCAACCGCGACGACTGGAAGCGGGTGTATAGTGCTGATGAATAAACCACTAAATAATATAATGTTAAAAGGTATGATAGAATGCTGAATCTAAAGAATGCTGTTGTAAGTAATCTCAACACAAACTCAGGACCACTTGCTCGTTTTGTTAAAATGAAGAGCCTGTTGGATCAAAAATGTGCCGCAAACTTACGCTTACTGGCAACAAAAAACAACATCAACAGAACCAGTGATTATCACTACCTAGTGTTGGCCATGACACAGTCAACAGAGCCTGTAAACGGACTTGATTATATTCATCCAGTGGTCAAACCTGCAGTAGACTATGCCAGTGCAGTCATTGTTAAAGGACTTGCACAAAATGGTGAGATCAACTTTGAATTTGTTGCAGACAATGAAGAAGATGAAGTGGCAGCACGCCAAGCCACCAACATGGTGCACAAGTTAATCAATCAAAACAACGACCCACACTTTATTCTACAACATTGGACCATGGATGCATGTCTGCACAAGAATGGTGAGATGCTGATCAGCCCCATGCGTGAAAGTGTTACACGTTATGTGACAACTAGTGGCAATCAGGATCAATTAAAAGCATTTGAACAACAAGCAGAAGAGTCAGGACTCAATGTCAAACGCAACACACGTCGTAAAAAGTCAGTGGACTTGTTAAAAGTTGTTGCAGAGACAAAACAGTTTATACAAGCCGCCAGTGACCAGCAAGCACAAAACATCATACAAGACCGTATTGACCGTAGCCGTAGTATTGCCAGTGGCAATTTAGAAGAGCAACCCTTTGATGATGTCTCAGACGAAAATAACATACAATTACAAGAAGGCGAAGACGCTTTAAGCGAAAGTATTGCACGTAACACCATTTACGAAGCAGAATACAAGTTGACTGGTTATACTGTAAACGTAAAGTTCCGCCCCATAGCGCAACATTACTGGATGTGTGACCCCACTGTGATAGAAATCCAAGATCAACCCTTCTGTGGTTTTTATAAACCCATGTCAATACAAGAAGCAACTGAGTTATATCCAGATATTGACTTGGAACAGTTTAAAATCTATGCTGAATACTCCAACGTGGGCAGTTATCAAGCAGGCAGTTTGTTGAACAACCTGGCCATACACGCACGTGACTCAGTACCTATTAATGGCTTGCCAGCACAGGGCTATGCTGCACAAGAACCAGAAGCACGTCAAGTCACTGTGCTTACTGTGTGGAATCGCTATGATATTGATGGCGATGGCGAATTAGAATTAGTAGAATTGATCTATAGCGGACAGTATGTTATCAGCGCACGTGAAGTAGAGTTCATTCCTGTGGCCAACATGGTACCAAAACCCCTGCCACAAAATTTTTATGGCATGAGCATTGCTGAATCAGTTGTGCCCATGCAGGAATACATGACATCAGGCTACAGAGCAGAACTAATGATGGGCTTGTTACAGTCAACTCCACGCTTTGGTGTCAAGCCAGACCGTGTGGACTTTGAAATGATCATGGATGGCGAAGCAGCAATCTTTATTTTAGATTCAAAATTTGATCCTGCCAAGGACATTTACGCCATGCCCATACCACAAGGCAATCCCACATTCATGGACAACACCTTGCAACGTATGCAACAGGATCAAATGAGCATGGTGGGCATGACATCGCCACAAGATGTGTTTAATCCTGAGGTTATGAATCCAGGTAATAGTGGTGCTAAGTTAAATCTAGCACTAAGTCCTAACCAAATCATTCAAGACAACACAGTTAAAAATTGTGCAGAAGGTCTTAAGGATGCTATTTGGCTTGTATGGCGCACATTGGTTGCACATGCAGATGATTATGGTGTTAAAAAACTAGCACAAGAATATCATCCAGAGAAGAAACCTATCTTTTTGGATGCAGAACGCTTTGACAACTATGATTACAATGATCGTAAGACCATACACATTGAATTGGCCTTGGGCATGAACAGTGAAGAGAACAGTTTACAACGCAGCCAAATGATCAAACAAGCACAATCACAATTTACTGCTGAACTACAACAGGCCATAGCAATGGGCATGACAGAGCCAGCATTGTTTACAAAAATGCGTAAGCCTTATGAAGATACCTTATACACATTGGGCGTAAAAGATGCAGATGTTTATTTGTTGACCTTAGAAGAAGCCACAAAGATTGGTGAACAAGCAGCACAGAAGGCACAAGCGGCAGCAGAAGCAGCCAAATCTAATCCTCCTGCAGATGATGTTAAGAAATTAGCAGATGCCAAACTTGATGAAGCCAAAACACAAGAAATTTTTGCTGACATGGCAGGTTCAGACAGTAAACGACAGTTAGAAGGCTATGCGTTAATGGCTGAACATAAGGCCAGAGCTTATTAAGCATAAATAATTTTACTATACGGTATTGAAATGATTATAAATGATGATGTAATTGATGCGTTTAATAAACGTGTGATTGTAGACCCTAACAATATCAAGACCATGACACCAAGTCAATTGGACCGTGTCAAGGAATTGGGATCACAAGCAGAAAATTTAATGCGTAATAAAGATTTCGCGTATTTTGTGCATGTGTTTAAATTTGATCGCATTGATGTCTTGGCTGAATTGACAGGACATGCAGTAGATGACAACGCACAGCGAGTTGCAATAAGCAATCAGCTTGCGGGAATAGATGAATTTGTTAAATCGCTCAAACGGGCGGTTTATTATAAGAATCGTGTGGTAAGCCAACAGCAAGGCCAATTGGCAGCTGAAGGCCCCTAAGCGTATTTTAAAGGAGACACTATGGAAAACATAGTAACTGATAGGCCTAATCTCGCACCTGAGACGGTACCTGTCAAAGAAGCCAGTGTTGGACTGGATGCAATAGCCGCTAAAATGACCGCAATGCGTAATCAAGTGGTGGCTACCATACAACCTGGGACGGGTACTACTGCGACGGCAGAAGCAGAAGCCCCCGTGGCACCACAGGGCGTTGCAGTTCAGGATCAAAATCCTGAGAGCGATACCAATTTGATTGAGCCAGAAGTTGCTGAGCCTAGTGCTGAGTATGACCAAAGCAACGATGAAGCAGTCGCCCCTCAAGATGAGGTAAGCCAAGCAGATTCGTCTAGTGAAGATATTATTGATTTCCTTGAGTTTGCAGAAACTCACCCCAACGCAAAATTCAAGTTTATGCGTAACGGTAAAGAAATTGAAATTGACGCTAAGAAAGCCGCAGCCATATTAGGTCAGGGAGCCGCAATTAGCGAAGATGCAAGACAACTTAAGATTCAACGTGCAGAGTTTGATGAATATCTTCAAACTAAAAAAACTGAAACAGACGGACTTATGTTGGCAATGGAATTTACGGTTCGTCCGCAGCTCCAACGAGCTTACGATGAAATTATTAAGGTACAACAATACCAGAATGTGTTTAAGCAACAGTTAGCACAAACTACTGATCCTGCACAACAGGCCAGTATACAGGCTAACATGCAACAGAATGAGGCATATCTACAACAGATGGCATCAACTGTTAATCGTCTTAAACCCAATGTGGAACAGTTTTACCAAATGCGTAGCAACCAAGTACGCGAAGTTCTTGAAAGTAATCGCAAGCAGTTCCAAGACAAGGAATTGCGTAATCAAGCGATATGGGAAGAGACTCGTGACAAAGTTGCAAAGAATTGGACAGCAGCCAAGAATCAAATGGTTCCTGGTGTGGACAACATAGACTTGATCTCAAGCGATGAACACATTTTGAGTTTGTTGCGTGATGGTTTAAAGTATCGTGATCGTCCCAAGTCCAAAACTGCAGGCAACAGCTTCGCGGCTGTAACCACACGCAACACCCGTAGTTCAGTGCCAAGTGGACGTCAAGGAGATGAAGTGTCAAGCCTTCGTGAAAAAGCCAGGGGCGGCGATAAAAAAGCCGCAGACAATTTACTTGTAGCCCAATTGAGTGCTTTAAGAGCCGCAAGAGGTGCAAGGAGATAACGCCAATATAAAAGGAGAATATTATGGCAGCACAAGGTTATAACTCAACCGCAGTCATTGGCAATGGTACCACAGGCTATCAAACTGATATCGTTGTTAAAGACTTAGACTTAGATGTCTCAAATCGTGTCAAGGATGACACACCCGTACTCAACATGTGTATGGCAAAAAAGCGTAAAGTTGTTAGCACTTTACCATTGTGGACAAATGACGTTTATCGTCTACCACAAATTCAGGCTAACCAAGAAGGCGCAGCAGTAAGCTCAGGCCTAATTGAACAACAAAGCCGTGCAAACTTGGGTAACTATACTCAAATTTTTAGCACAGTAGTTGGTGCAACTGGTACAGCACGTGCCGTTGAACAATCTGGTGGTGACCCACAAGCATATCAAGAAGTCAAGCAATTGATTGAATTGATGTTTGACGTGGAAGCACAAATTGTTCGTCAAGACCAAATTGGTACAAAGTATAGCGGACAAGCTGGTTCAGCAGTTGGCTTTGCTGGTAACGTAGTTGGTACTGTAACTGGTATTACAACTGGTGTATTGACTGGTAACGCAGGCGTGGTTGAATTAACCAGCGCAGCCGCAACAGCATCGTTCCTAGGTGGTAATGTAACTGGTAACCAAGGTGGTAACGTTCAGTATTCAGCATACACAAGTTACAGTGCTGTTTCTAGCACACCTCCAGTAAGCGCAGTATCAGGTAGCGTAACAACATACGGACCACAAACTGGTCGTCGTATGGGTTCATTGAACTCGTTCGCTGGTACACACAGCTTCAGTGTTGCACCTAACAGCAACTTCTACACTGTTTACAACAATGAAAGCAGTGACGTTACAACAGCTGGTACAGCCAACTTGTTGGTTATTGGTGGTCAAGGAACTGCCGCTACCAACAACGGTGAATATCTAGGTAGCAGCTTCTATTCTTATACAGGTCAATTGCAACAATTTGCTCCTAGCCTGTACAAGCAATTGGTAACAACTGCAGAGCAACGCTTCAACGCCAAGATCCGCACTATTGTTTGCCCAACAAGTTTGCGTACACACATCAGTGACACAATGCCACAATCACGTAGCATTAACCGTGTCAACTCAGAGCGTGGTGACACAATTGCCACTTATGAAGGCGACTTCAACTACACTTACGAAATTTTTGATTCTTGGATCATGGGCAGCGTTAACCCTAACGCTATCTATTTCTTGAATGAAGATGTTGTTCAGTGGGGTAGTTTGCGTGACCTAGGTCCTAACAACGAAGTATTCAGTAACGCTGATGCCTCTTTGGATCAGTTCATCATGGA